ATAAAATAATTAAGAAAATAGAATATCAAGTTGATAAATATAATTATAAACCAGAAGATTTTTTATTTTTATTTCCTATTATGAAAATGAATATATTAGCTGGTGAATTAGAAACAAAACTTAATAAATTTTGGTTAGAAAAATTAGGTAGTGAGGATGAGTATAAGCAATATGCAGTTTTACATAAACATGAAGAGGGACAAATAATTGATACAACTAAATCAAAAGACGCTACTAGAATTATGAGTATTAGAGCATCAAAGGGAGATGGTAGGGCGGTTGTTTTTGTATTAAATTGTACTGAAAAATCTTTAAAAATAGTTAGTAATAATGAAAAAAATATAGTATATGAATCTTATCTACATGTTGCTTTAACTCGGGCAAAAAATAAAATTTATTTTGGTTTACAACATAATAATGACGATATACATAAACGGTTTGCAAAAGTTGATGAAAATATGGAATATAAACCAAAAATTCCCAAAAAATTAAGAATAGAAACACTTTATCAATATATAGATAAAAATGAGTGTATTGAATTATTAAAAAAAAATAAAATATGTCAAGAAGAAGAAGAAGAACAAGAAAATAATAACAGTATTTCTAGTATAATTGATTGGGATTATCATTGTATTCGTCGTGCAGTCTATTATAATTATGCTCTTTTTGAAATTTTTAAACATAATAAACATAGTGTTCTTTTCAAAAAATCACAAATTAAAGTTGTGTTAGATAAAATATCAAAACTTAATATTATAAAAACGACTCCCAATAACTTTTATAATTATTTAAAACAATTCCCTGATTTTAAAGATTTACCTGATTTTCCCTTATGTGATCTTTCACATAAAAAAATTTATCAAAAATATTATAAGAAAATAGAAATGATAATGAAAGATATTCAAAGAAAATATCGAGAAGATTATTTGTCTATTGGTAGTTTATCACCCGTTGAATCAACTATCTTAATATATTTAATTGATGTTTTTAAGAATAAAAAATTTCATAATTTTACACCAAGTACTATATATAATATTATTAATTCTTTTGAAAAAAAGGATAACATAGAAGAACTAATTGAAGAATCAAAAAATATGAAAACTACAATGAAAAATTTAATGCAAAATATTTTAAATAATGAAAATATTAAATGGAATATAGAGCACCCAATTCTTTTTAATGGAAATACTGATGATTTATCATTATATAATCATTATAATATAATTGGATATAATGAAAATAATGTTTATCATTTAGTTTTTCAAACTGATTATAATAAGTTAAATTATCAGGAGACTATGATTAAAATATTATTAGAACGATTTTTAATACAAAATGCTAATAATAATGAACATGATATAAATAATAAAATCAGATTTTCTGGTAAAAAAATAACTACATATTTATTAATTTTAAAACAAAATAGATATGAAATTTTTGATTGGGATTTTGAAGACACTATTGATAATGAAATTAGAACGATATGTAAAACTGCGTTTATTAAATATTTTAAAAATTATAATAAAGAATTATTTAATTATTGTAAATTTATTAAAAATGAGAAATCTAAATGGGAAGGGTTTAAATCACCATATCAATTTATCGCAAAAGATGAAAATTTTAGAAAGAATACATATATAAATGATTTTTTTAATTATTTAGATCAAAAAATTTGTGATGGTAAACATAAAGAAGTTAAAGAAATGACTGATAATTTTAATTTATTTGAAGAAAAAATAAATGAATATATTGTTGATATGAGTGAAACATATTTTGGTTTAAATAAACTTGATGATAAATTAGAATGGTAAATTTTATTTAATAATTACAAGTATTATATAAAATATAAACAAGAAAAAAATAGAAAAGAAAAAAGTACGCGTTTTAAATGTTCAATAGTGTAAAATATAATATAGCAACATTTATATTTGCATTTTTATATTGGATTCAAGATGTATTACTTACCAAGTATCCAAAATTTTCGACTGAGTTATATCTTGGTAAATCTAGCCCTCCAGCAGTGTCATTTCAATACTATTTATGGTATTCATTAATAACACAAACTACAGTTGGTTATGGTGGCATGCTTCTTGCAAATGGCGATAGTGTACCATATCAAAAAATAACTGAAGTTCCATTAAAAGTTTTAAATTTTATACAATTATTTAGTATATTTTATATTGCTGCAATATTAATGTGATATAATATTATCCATAATATAATAATAAAATATTATATTATATTATTATATTATGGATAATAATAAATCTTATAATAATAAATCTTATAATGATTCTAATACAAAAAAATATCATTATTTAAAAAAAGGCGAAGGTAAACTTGCATCACAATTTCATGGAGAAACAAAACTTGCTATTCAACGCAAACAAAAAATTCTTAAAGAAAACGAGTCATTTATAGTAGTAAATTCTAAATAATTATATAAGTATTAGTATATATGAATAAATATATAAAATTTTGTATTATTTTATTAGTTCTAATTACTATAATATATTTATATAATACATATTTTAATAATAATTTACTATCTAGAAAAAATATAGAAAAAAACTTAGAAAAAATTTCAACTAATATTATACAAAATAATACTACTAAAATTTTTATTATTGATAATTATTTAACGCATAATGAATGTAATAATATTATTAACGAATTAAAAGATATTTTAGTTCCATCACCTTTAACTCGACCACAATATAAATTTAGGACTAGTAAAACCGCGTATTTTACTAATACTACTAATCAAAATAATATAGATCAAAAAATTTTATCCACAATGAAAACAAACAATAAATATGGTGAAATAACTCAACTTCAGTATTACGATATTGGAGATGAATTTAAAGCACACTGCGATTGGTTCGATTCTAAACTTGATAAAGAATTTTATGATAAAGGACAAAGAACTTGGACTTTTATGATTTATTTAAATAATGTAATTGATGGTGGCGAAACCCAATTTACTAAATTAAATAAAAGTATAAAACCAAAGAAGGGTAGAGCTGTAATATGGTATAATCTTAATGACGATAATTCTCCAAATTATGATACAATGCATAGTGGTACTCCAATTATTAGTGGAGAAAAATATATTATTACAAAATGGTTTAAATTTGATAAAAATTAATCTAAAATATTTTTACATATAGCATTACCTATTCGTCTAAGAATTGGTAATGCATCGCTTTTTACATCACCAACTAATGATATCCATGACCATATATCGGCCACTGTATGTTCATGCAAACCACAAAGAGCAGCTAATCGTAATCTACTTAGAATATATATTCTGCCAGTTAATATTTTATCTAATTCAAAATTAAATTTTTCTATACGAATATCTATAAATCTTATGGAATTTTTTATTTCATAACATGTTTTCCTCGCTGATATTTTATCTTTTAAAGAGAGATTTTTTATAATTAAAAAAATTATATCATTTGGTAGAAATATTATATTCATTATAACATTTATATATTTTATATTATAACAATAATTTTATTTAAATAAATTTGGATGTACAACATGTTTAGGATTGCCAAAACTAGATTTAACATATGATTTACATGGTTGGGTTTCAAATGCTGAAGATGTTTGTTGTTGGGGTTGTGTTCCAAATCCGGTAGATGCTTGTTGTTGTGGTTGTGTGCCAAATGCTGTAGATGCTTGTTGTTGTGGTTGTGTGCCAAATATAGTAGATGCTTGTTGTTGTGGTTGTGTGCCAAATTCTGTAGATGCTTGTTGTTGTGGTTGTTGGTGGGTACCAAAGACACTATATGTTTGTGGTTGTTGGTGGGTACCAAAGACACTATATGTTTGTGGTTGTGATTGTTGGGTACCAAACATGATAGATGCATGCGATTGTTGTTGTTGTTGTTGTTGTTGTTGTTGTTGTTGTTGTTGTTGTTGTTGTTGTTGTTGTTGTTCTTGTTTTAGTAATTCAGGTGAATTATAATACATAATACATATTTTATCAAGATTATGTTCTTCATATGTTTCTAGTGTTTTACAACTTTTAAATATTTTTGGAATCCATCCCTCAGTACATTCATTATATTCAGATGTTTCAATTACTATATCTGTTTTATATCTTTCACAAAATTCTTTATTAATAAAAAGTTCTTTTAAACCGTCTGCTAATTTCCAATGAGTGTCTGTTGACTTTTGAATATCAATTGGTATGCGAAAGTTTTTTACAATATCGCTAAGAATAATACCATTCCAACTAAATCTTAATACATCAGAAGTTTCAGTAGTATTTATATCTTTCTGTGCTGATAATACATAATAGGGATAATTAGATTTAATATACATAACTTGTATATTAGATTTTACATCCGCATCTAGTAATAACATTGTAGATGCTTCAGATTCATTAAATCCATATTTTATGGAGAGTTGTTGAACAATAGATTTTTTGATATTATTGGTATAAGTTTCTATATTTGTTTGCATAGTTTTAATTGGTTTATAATATAAACTATTAATAATATTATAAATCAATTTTAATAATAATATTAGATATTGTATTTTTTTAATATATTATGTTTTATATTTTGTTTTTGCAAAAATGATATAAATAAATTCGGTAAAATAGCAAGAGTATTCATATATGTTCTATATTTAAAACAAATAATAGTTGATTTATTATCTTCAAATTTTATTGAATACCACCAATATGCTGGTATAAATATTATTTTTCCTGGTTCTAAAGATACTTCCATACATTTTATCTTATCAAAATTATTTTGATATTTTTCTTCAATATTCCATGGATTTATTGATGACCTAAACTCAAATTTTTCATAATCTTTTATTTCATATAAATATTTTTCACTTTTAGGTGGTGCCATTTTAATTTTTATTGTACCATTTAAAACTAAAAAATAATTTCTATAATTTCTCTCATAACGAAATGGAGTTATACTATCTTTTGATCCTAATAAATAATCATAATTATACCACGACATAAGATTCGGTCTTATAAAATCATCGTTTGCTTGTAAAGTTTTGCTAAGACTAGTTTCTTCTAAAAAATCTCCATTGTTTTCTGAAATAAATTTTTTATTTTCATCTTCTTCCAAAACTTTTATCCCATTTTTATAAATTATTGGCAATAATATATCATCTTCTTCATGAGAAAAAGTATTTAAAATATTTCGTAATTTAATATCAAAAGAACTATAATTTTGTAAAATATTTTCTCGTTTTAATAATGCTAATTTTTCTAAATTATAATCAAATAATATTGGTTGTCTTAAATCACATATTTCCTCTAATCTTGATTTAGATACATTGGATACTTCATAAACTTCTAAATCATTACTTGTTTTATGATGATAATATATATGCAAATATAAAAATAATACTATACAAAAAATTAGTAATATAATTATTATATTCATTAACAATAAGATATAATAATTATTTATAAATTTTACTTATTATTAGAAAGTAATTAATTATTATGCTTCAGATGATAAGGAATCACTGATTGAAAATGTAATATTTTCTTTTATTGATGCATCTATCTCTTCTATATCCCCTATACTTTCTTCATTCTCTAGATTATTTTTTTGTGATTCTTCTATAAATTTATTAAAATCTAATTTTAATTGTTTAAAATCATTTATAATATTTGTTTGAGTAAGCAATGATGCATGTAATGTTTGTATCATTGAATTTGCTTCCGATTGTTCTTTCAATAATTTATTAGTAATTAATTTTAATGATGATATTTCATTATTATTATTTTGTATATTATTTTCGAGTGAATTATTTACTTTTGAATTATTAGTTTCGGGTACTTCAAATGATTCTAAATCTTTTTTTGTTACTAAATTTTCTTTTAATAATTCTAAATTTTTTTCTAAAGTAAAAAGTTTAAAATCATGTTTTTGCAATAAATTTAATGGTGATATTTTTTCTTGATTAATAGTATTTTGTTCTCGTTGTTGTGATGTTGTTTTAGTATTTACAACAGGTTGACTTCTGCGTTTTTTTGCGGCGGCAATAGATGCTGAATTACTCATTATTAAATAATATATAATTTAAAAAGTCATTATTTTCGCATTTCCATTTTAATTGAAGTATGTGAATTATAATTAAATAATTCAATATCTTCTAAAGAGTAGTGATTTATTGAATCATATTTATTTTTAATTTCTATTGTAGGGAATTCTTTTGGTTCTCTAGTTATTTGATCTTTTAAATTTTCTATATGATCATCATATATATGACAATTTCCTAAATAATATATAAATTCCGATGCTACCAAATTGCAATGTTTCGCAATTATATGTGTTAAAAGACTATATGATGCTATATTAAATGGTACTCCTAAACCCACATCGCCACTCCGTTGATATAATGAACAGGATAATTTATCACCAATAACATTAAATTGTGCTAAAATATGACACGGTGGTAATGCCATTTCATTTAATTGTTGCGGATTCCATGCCGACATAACCAAGCGTCGCGAATATCTTTCTTTTGGATCATTTAAAGAATCTATAATATATTGTATTTGATCTACCCCTTTACCAGCATAGTCAGTTTTACAATTTTTATAAGTAGCATTAAAATGTCTCCATTGATGGCCATATACTGGACCTAAATCATTTTCTTCTAAATGTTGTAAATTACGACTGTCTAAAAATTCGCGACATCCATTCCCATCCCATATATGTACATTTTGATTTCGTAAAATATTATTATCTGTTTTACCATTCAAAAACCAAAATAATTCTTTAGCACATGTTTTCCAAGCAACTCTTTTAGTTGTTAAAATTGGAATAACATTATTCTCTAAATTAAAATGCATTGCACTTCCGTATACTGTTAATGTATTTCCATTTCTACCATTTATCATTGTACCATCATTTAATATATCTTTAATTAAGGATAAATATTGATATTCATCATGTTCATCTCCATTCTCTCCTTGCTTTAAACTTTTTAATGATCGTTTTAACATATTTGATTTTATAATTTATAATAAATTTATTTTTTTAATTTCTTTTTATAAATCATATGGAAAGTCTTGGTGAAGAAAATAATACAAATGTAGGATTTTTTAAATATGTTTTTAACTTTGATGATGATAATAAAAACATGTTATTAAATCTATTTCAATATTCATTTATTTCGATGCCTTTAATTATTTTAGTTTTAAAATTAATGAATTATTATACTCCAGAAGAAGATAATAATAAAGGAACTTTAGAAATAGTATTAGAAATTGTAGCTAGTATTTCTGTTATTCTTTTATCAATCTGGTTTATAAATAAAATTGTAAGATATGTACCAACATACAGTAAAGCAGTGTATGTAGAATTTAATGAAATTAATTTTATTATTCCATTATTTATAATTTTATTTACAATGCAAACAAAATTAGGTAGTAAAATTAATATTTTAGTAGAACGTTTAGCCGATTTATATCATGGAAAAACTAACTTAAAAGAAAATGATGGTAAAATAAATGATTATAAAACTACTCAACCAATTTCACAAACACCCGGTCATCAACCTAGTCAAGCCGATTTTCTAAATCAACAACAAGCCCAGCGGTCTACTAATATGGTTTCAAATAATGTTGTTAATAATGCACAGAATCAACAATCAACATCATCTATAACGCCACCACCACCACCACATAATTTTAATAATGCATTTCAGGGTCCAAACAATCCATTAGTAAATGCGGCGGAACCAATGGCAGCAAATGAAGGATTTGGTGGAATGTTTGGAAGTGCTTTTAATTAAATTTAAAGAAAGTTTTTTAAAGTTTGTATATATATAATGTCCATCGCTGCTTTAAAAAGAAAAACATTAAATGGTAATCCAAGAATGGCACCAATATCTGGTTCAAATGGTGGTCCTTTAGGATTTGCATTAAATGGAACTCGTCGAATTTCTGGAGTAGTTGGAAATACGAATTTAGCATCAAATGGTGCAGATAAAGGTATATATATTCCATGTTGTACAAATGATTCTAATATAATTAAACGATCGGTTATGAATACTAAAGGCGTGTTAAGTGTTAGATATAATAATTGTCCAGGTAATTGTCAAAAACCAATTGTTCAAGAAACTGTTAAAACTCAGCAAGAACATATTGAAAAATTACATATTAGATGTAGCAATATTGATAAAATCGTCTTACAAACAAAATGTAATAATAATTGTGGTAATAAATATATTGGTGGTAAAAATGTATTTAAAGGTAGTTATACTAAGAACGCTCCAGGAGCAATGGATCAATCAGAATATATAAATGGAAAATATATTAATAAACCAGGGGCTAGTGGTGCATTTTTATTACCAAATTCTAAATGTGATCCACATTTTCCTCCGCGTGTTAATAACTCAGAATGTTTTACTTATTATAAAAATTTAGCTGATATGAAAGCGGCTGGCGCATTATGATTTAATAAATAATATTATAAATATTATTGTATAATATATTTATAATATGAATGATAATGAAATACAATATTTAGAAAAAGCAATTAATAATGAAAAAAATGAATTTATTGTTGATTTAACTTTTGATAAAATAGAGAGAAAAAAAAAAGAAATTCTAGATGAGTTAAATTTATCTAAAAAAGAAACTAGAGAATTATTTAAAAAATTAGATAATTATAGATATGTAGAAGAAATACAAGAATTACAATATGGTAATTATATTCGTTGGATTAATTTAACTAATCCAGATAATTTAAAATTAGCAACCGGTGGTATTTTATGTGAAATAAAAATAGAAGATAATATTTATTTAGTAATTAAAAATTTTATGAATAGACATTTTCAAATAAATATGGACGAAAATTTATTATTTCAAAAATTATCTGAACAAGAAATGATACTTTTATATGCATTAGATTATGTTAATAAATAACAGTTATAACAATGATAATAATATTTTTTTATTTTATTAATATAATATATGCCAAAAAGTAGAAAAAAATACTAAAAAATATAAAAAAACAATTAAACATCATAAATCTAAAAAGCATAATAAATGTAAAAAGCATAATAAATGTAAAAAGCATAATAAAGATAAGCATAAAATACATTATTAAATATATATAAAGATTTGTCATAATATAAATATATTATATGACGACTACAAAAGGGTGCGCTATAGGTATTGATCTAGGAACAACTTATTCATGTGTTGGTATTTGGCAAAATGATAGAATTGAAATTATTGCAAATGATCAAGGTAATCGCACAACACCATCATTTGTTGCTTTTACGGATAGTGAGCGATTAATTGGTGATGCTGCTAAAAATCAAGCAGCAGCAAATCCTAAACAAACTATTTTTGATGCAAAGCGTTTAATCGGTCGTCGTTTTTCTGAACAAGTTACTCAGGCAGATATTAAACAATTTCCATTTAAAGTTATTGATAAAGGCGGTGATAAACCATGTATTGAAGTTGAATATCGTGGAGAAACTAAACAATTTCTACCAGAAGAGATTTCATCTATGATACTAGTTAAAATGAAAGAAATAGCAGAGGCATTTACTGGTTCAAATATTACTGATGCAGTTGTTACCGTTCCAGCTTATTTTAATGATGCACAAAGAACAGCAACCAAGGACGCTGGTACAATTGCTGGATTAAATGTTTTACGCGTTATTAATGAACCTACTGCTGCTGCTATAGCGTATGGTTTAGATAAAATGTCATCTGCTGAAAAAAATGTATTAATTTATGATTTGGGTGGTGGTACATTTGATGTTTCAATTCTTACTATTGAAGATGGTATTTTTGAAGTTAAAGCAACTGCCGGAGATACACATTTAGGTGGAGAAGATTTTGATAATAGATTAGTTAGTCATTTTGTTCAGGAATTTAAACGAAAACATAAAAAAGATATAACAGATAATGCACGAGCAATGAGACGACTTAGAACCGCGTGTGAAAGAGCAAAGCGTACACTATCATCATCAACCCAATCTGCAATTGAAGTTGATTCATTATTTGAAGGTATCGACTTTTTCTCAAATATTACACGAGCAAGATTTGAAGAATTATGTATGGATTTATTTAGATCAACAATGGAACCGGTTGAAAAAGTTATTAAGGATTCTAAATTATCTAAAAATCAAATTCACGATGTAGTTTTGGTTGGTGGTTCTACTCGAATTCCCAAAGTTCAACAACTTTTAAGTGAATTTTTTAATGGAAAAGAATTATCTAAATCTATAAATGCAGACGAAGCGGTTGCGTATGGTGCTGCTGTTCAAGCAGCTATTTTAACAGGAAATACATCATCTAAAACAGAGGATTTGCTTTTATTGGATGTAGCACCATTATCTCTTGGATTAGAAACATCTGGAGAAATTATGACTACACTAATTCCGCGAAATAGTACGATTCCAACAAAAAAATCTCAAATATTTTCTACATATTCAGATAATCAACCGGCGGTAACAATTCAGGTTTTTGAAGGAGAAAGAGCTAGAACAAAAGATAATAATAAATTGGGAGAATTTACATTAACAGAGATCCCACCCATGCCTAGGGGTGTCCCACAGATTGAAGTTTCTTTTGATATTGATTCTAATGGAATTTTACAGGTTACTGCCCTAGAAAAATCTACTGGAAAGAGTAATAAAGTGGAAATTACGAATGATAAATCAAGGTTATCAAAAGAGGACATTGAGCGTATGACATCTTATGCGGATAAATTTGCAGATGAAGATAAAGACTTTAGAGATAAAGTAGATGCAAAAAATAGTTTAGAAGGTTATTGCTTTTCAATGCAAAGTTTCTTAACAGAAGATAATACTAAAGATAAATTTGATAAACATGATAGAGATTCTGCTATAGAATGTATAAATGATACTTTAAAATGGTTGGAAAATAATCAATTAGCTGAAAAAGACGAATTTAATGATAAAAGAAAGATTGTTGAAGATATATGTAAACCTATTATGGAAAAAGCTGCTTCTACACAAGGAATGCCTGGAGGAATGCCTGGAGGAATGCCTGGAGGAATGCCTGGAATGCCTGGAGGAATGCCTGGAATGCCTGGAATGCCTGGAATGCCTGGAGGAATGCCTGAAATGGAAGAAATGATGGCTAAAATGGGAAAAGATATGCCAAGAGAAGAAAATGGTCCAAATATTGATGAAGTTGATTAAAAATTTTAATAAATTTTAATAAATATAATGAATAATTTATTAAAATTTATAAAAGACAATTTATTAATATTTATTATATTAATACTATTTTGTTTTATTTTAATTTTGGTAAAAAATAAATTAGTTACAATATATATGCGAAACAAGCATATGAAAGTAGTAGTATTTGATTTAGATGAAACACTTGGACATTTTGTACAATTAGGTATATTTTCTGATATATTAGAAAAATTATATAAAAGAAAACTTACACAAAATGAATTTTTTGAATTAATGGATATTTTTCCCGAATTTATACGCCCAAATATTTTAAAAATATTATCATATCTAAAAAATAAAAAACAAAAAAATCTATGTAATAAAGTTTTAATTTATACAAATAATCAAGGTCCAAAAGAATGGACTATTAAAATCAAAAACTATTTTGAAAAAAAAATTAATTATAGATTATTTGATCAAGTAATTAGTGCATATAAAGTTCGTGGTAAAATTATTGAACCATCTAGAACAACACATGATAAATCAGCCCGGGACCTATTAAATACAGCAAATTTACCTGAGAATGCTAAAATTTGTTTTTTAGATGATTTATATCATCCACTTATGGATAATGATAATACATATTACATTAATGTTGACCCATATAGTGATACATTATCTTTTAATGAAATGGCAACACGATATTATAATAATAATAAAAATGAGTTGGATATAACTGAATCTGATTTTATTAATTATGTAATTAAAGAATCAAATATGTATAAATATCATGTTAAATATAAAACAACAAAACAAATTAATGATGATATTGAAATTGGTAAAGAAATACTTAATCAATTAAAGATTTTTTTTAAGATATATAAAAAAGACAAAACCAGACGCTCTAAACAAAAAAATAATATAACTCGGAAGATATATTACTAATATAATAATTTTAATAATTTTATTATAATAGGTGTTATTTTTCTTATCATCATTACTTCAAATATAATAATTAATACTATTAAACAAAATCCGAATAATACAGCTAATATATATTGTAATAATTCTTTATTTTCAAAAATTTTATTTAAGTATAGACCAAATTTATTCATATATAAAATAATAAAATTACTTGGTATAAAATATGTTATTGGCAGCATTATAAATGCTCTTGACCATCCAACATATATATTTTTATTAATAAATGTATAATATGCTATTATATAGGTTACTCCTAATAACGCAAAATAATTAATTGTATTACTACTAATATAACCTTCTAATGATATATTAGCCGGATTATATAAATGTCTCCATATATTAGTATTATATGGTCCACCATGATATCCCAGAACGGTTGCTATTAAATCTAAATTTGGAAAATATACTGCTAGTATTTCAAAATATTTATATTTTACCAATATAATAGGTATAAATATAATAAAAATCAAAAAAAATAATATACAACCAATTAACATTTGTTCCCGCTCCATTTTATCTAAAGTATTATGTAATACAATGCGCTCTGATGCCAGATATTGTACTGTATTTTTTTTTATATTATCCATATATATAATTATACATAATTATATATATGAATCTGTTAATTTATTTTAATTCATATACATACATTGTGATTCATCCGGTTGTGTTATTTTATTATATATATCTAATGTTCTAGCACTACTATCATTTGCTTCTATGTATTTTGGCATCCAAAAATATGGTATAATATATCCTCTATTTGGATAAAATAATTCAAACAATGTTCTATAATATAATTGTTCTTGTGTTTGGGGTGAATTATGATTATATTTAATATCTAATCTATATTCTACATGTTGTTGTTTTATTACTTGTTCTTTAATAATCTCTGCCCACGATTTTTTTTTTGCACTTACACCATCACTAAAAGCTTCTTTTTTTCGCCATAATATTTCCTTTGGCAAATAGTTTTTATTATCAAATGCTCTCCGAAATAAATATTTTTCTTGTATTTTATTTTTATTATATCTGAATTCAGAAGGAATAGATAAATATGTATCAACAAAATCTCTATCTAAAAATGGTGTTCTAGCTTCTAATCCATTAGATGATATAGATCGATCAGAACGTAATACGTCAAAATAATGTATATCAGTTAATAATCTTTTACATTCTTTATCAAATTCTAAATGATTTGGTGCTTCATTAATATATAAATAACCACCCATTAATTCATCACTTCCATCACCATTAAATATAACTTTTGCATCTGAATTTTCTGAAATATATTTTGCAACTAAATAATTACCCACACTAGCTCTTACTGTAGTAGTATCATAACTTTCTATATTTTTAATTACTTCGGGTATTTGATTAAAAAAATCTTCTTCAGAAACTATAATTTCTGTATGTTTTGTTTCAAGATATTCTGCTACAATTCTTGCATATTTTAAATCTTCTGAACCTTCTAATCCAATACTATAGGTTTCTAATATATCCTTTGAATATTTATTTACTAATGCACATACTATACTACTATCTAATCCTCCAGATAATAAACATGCAATCTGTCTATCAGTATTCTCGACGCGTTTTTTTACTGCATTACAAAATTTATTATGTATATTATTTAATATATAATCAATATAATTTTCTGTATTTATATCAACATTATGAGTTATATTATTTAATTTAAATGTATTATATTTAGTTTTATCTGTTATATACCATTTATTATCTTCAGATAATTTTAATGATAAATATGTTCCTGGCATAAGTTGATTTATATATAAATTGTTATCTTCTATTTGTGTAAATCCAATTAATTGTTTCATTTCGGATGCAAAACCAATTAAATTTTCAGTATTGTTTTCTGAAAATATATCATTTGTAATAAATGATTGATTATATAAATAAAATAATGGTCTCACACCATAAGGGTCTCTTGATACATACATAACATTTAAATTATAATCAATTAAAATAAATCCAAAAACACCATCTAATAAATTTAATGTATAATCAATTCCATACAATATATATAAATATATAATAATTTCACAATCAGAATTTGTAGTTTGTTTATAAGTTATATTATTAAATAGTTCTTTATAATTATATATCTCCCCGTTACAAATTAATTGAATATTATTAATATTAAATGGCTGGTTAGAATCTTCAGACAATCCATTTATTGATAATCTATGAAAACCAATAAAATTTTTATTTATTGTATTAATGCATGAATTATCTGGACCACGTGTTTTTGACTTATTAAACTGTTCCAAAATAAATTCTTTTTTTATTGTATCATTATTATTTAATAAAGCAAAAATACCACACATTATATTTTATATACATTTAATCTTTAGATTTCTTTTATTATAACAGTATAAATTATATGGATAGACCAGAAGAATTAAATTTGCGAATTTTAGAAAGAAATAATCTCTCTAATAATCAAAATATTCTTTTTACTCCACGTTCAATATCAACAAAATATACATTGCCTGAATCTATTAATAATATTAATAAATTTAATAATAATCTTAAAATAGGAAATTATAATGATTATTCTGATAAAATAAATCATGAATCAGAATTAAAAAATCTAGTTTATCCATTAGAAAATAATTCAGAAAATCAATATATTCCAGATAAAAATAGTGATTTATATAATTATGAAATAAATAATACAACAAATACTATTCCACAATTATTTACTAATTTATTTGAAAATAATACATTTAGTAATAGTTCGACTGATACCAATAATTTACAAAACAGAGGAACTTTATATAATAATTTATTTAATAACGATACTAGACAACAATTAAAAGATAATTAATATTTATATATTATGAATAATGAAAAATATATAAATAATATTACATTAGAATATTTATTAAATCCCAATTTATATGAAAAAATCAATGATCAAAAAAATGATGTTAATCAATTACTATTATTAGAAGATATTATATTTTATAAACAGCGCATTTGTAAATTGACAAAAGATATGTGTAAAGGAAATTATACTAATAATAATTTAAAAAATATATTTATTAATTATGCATCTACTATAGTATATTATTTAAAACAATTAGATGAGAAAGATATATTACAATCTGAATATGATAATATGGAAACTTTAGATAATTCAAATATTGAATTAAATGATATCTCCAATAGTAATTATTTAACAAATAATATAATAGATACTAATAACTTAATAATAAATAAACCTAAAATTTCAAATAATTTAGATAATTTTATAAAAAAAGTAAATATAGTATCTACCGAAAAAATTATACCAAAAAAACGCATTATAAATATTAAAGATCATGATCATAAAATCAAAGGTGTTAAAACTAAAAATAAAAAAGAAAAATCTTGTGATAATATAAATGAAACAATCCAGAAATAAAACTAATAAAACTAAAAGAACTAATAAAACTAAAAGAACTAATAAAATTAAAAGAACTAATAAAACTAAAAGAACTAATAAAACTAAAAGAACTAATAAAACTAAAAATAAAAAAATAATGAGATGTGGACCAATTCCAGAACATGATTATACATGCTATAGTAGTAAATCACTCGAAAATATTAAATTATTATGGAATGCTAGACATCCAGATAGAAAAATATTGACTAATGATTCTAAAATAATATGGAAGTCTTTAAAAAATAATATGCACAAGGTATGTTCAAATGAAAAATGTTGGTTAAATCAAAAATTTATGAATAATAGTTCAAATAAAATATTAGATAAATTTACATTTGCACCAAATTCACCTAAATCTTGGGAAAAAAATCCAAATGAATGGTTAAGTAGTGTTGATATAGATAATGTAATGCAACAATATGAATTTGCATTCCCAAAATTTATATTTTTAGGACCGTCTCCAATTGATTTTGATAAAAAGAAATTATTTGGTCAATGTGTATGGAATGAATTATGTAATTTTAATTTAGAACAATATATAAAAAATATGAAGACCAAAATAGGTATTGTATTTAATACAGATCCACATTATTTAGAAGGTTCGCATTGGATATGTTTATTTATTGATATAGATAAAGAATTCATTTTTTATTTTGATAGTAATGCAGATAAAACACCAAAACAAGTTAGGAAATTTATTAATAGAGTAATTAAACAAGGTAAAATATTAGGCAAAGATTTTAAATATTACGAAAATAAAACTGAACATCAAAAAACGAATACTGAATGTGGTGTATATGTACTATATGTTATAATTAAACTTCTTGAAGAAGAAATGAGTCCAAAGACATTTAAAGAAAGAATACCAGATAGTAAAATGATAAAATTAAGAACTATTTTATTTAATTAATTTTAATTTTATTACCAATATAATAACCTAAAATATTAAATATAATATCTATTATTTTATTTATATACGATTTATTAAAATACTCTTTGCCTAATAACTTAAAAAAAAATTTATTGCCAGAAAATATATATTCAAATATTTCCCAAATTATTCCAATTATTAAAAATAATTTATATTTATTTTTAATAATTATTCCAAAAATCAAGTATAAAAGAAAATGATAAAAAGTATATTCGTTTATTATACTGCTTAACATATTTATATATTGATTATAATATATAAATATAAATATAATTTAATATTTATATTTATATTTATGTTTAACTCTAATGAGAATAAAGCCTTAATATGGCAATTATTAATTGAGAATAATGCATTTGATAATATACCAAATACTTCATTTAATAATGTTAAAATAATATATGAAAAAATATTAAATCAGATTAATACTATGGAACATATTAATTTAACTGATAAAAATAAATTTACAATATCTGAAATGATGAAACAGTTAAAAAATTTTAAAAAAAATAGAATATCAGAGGAATTAAAACGACCATTGGAAGAAGTTAAAATAAAATTAGATACAGATTTTAAAAATAAAGAAGATGAATTTATACAACTAGTTAAACGACCTACCCAAGCAGAAATAGATTTTAATGATAAAAATGATACTCCATTAGATAAAAACGATATGGAAAAAAAATTAAATGATATGATGAAAATAAGACAACATGAATTAAATCAAATAATTCCAAATAATCCAGAAAATAATATCGAATCAGAAAATAATATCGAATCAGAAAATAATATCGAATCAGAAAATAATATCGAATCAGAAAATAATATCGAACCACAAAATAATATCGAACCACAAAATAATATCGAACCACAAAATAATATCAAATCAGAAAAAAATATTCTGAATAAATCACATGATAATAGTTTAGATTGTCTAGGTTATATGTGGAGTCAATGGGGTAATAATACAAATAAAAATTTATCAACAACCGAAAAAAAAGTATCATTTAAAATAGATAAAATAGATAAAATAGATAAAATTTTAGAAAATCAAGAAATTATATTACAGCAATTAACATTAATAAATAGTTCCATCAATAGTGTTAAAAATATATAATACTCTAATCAAGTAATTCTATATTTATAGACTTTTTTCTAGTTATTATATTTAATCCCACTTTACCAATAATATATGGAATTATATTCATTATCTATAGATACATAATTAAAGTAATATATTTATATTTATCAAATAAAAATATTTATATATTTTTATATAAATAATATATATTTATATATTATATGTATAAAACTAAAAAATCTAGTCATAAGCGAAAACGTTCATATACAATATCCAAAACTTCCCAAAAAAGAAGTAGATGCGAAAATAATTCTAATTCTAATGAATCGAATAAAATAGATAAGCCAAATAATTCAGAAAATAATGATGAAAATAATGATGAAAATGAATCCAGTATATTAAAAAATATATTTGATAAATTTATAGCATTATTTCAATGAGACTAATTCTTATTAAATATATATATATAATTCAATAAGAATTTATTAGTATTTATATTTTAATAAATTTTTTTTTACCATCAGGAAGTAATTGCAAATGACCAATTACAATCGGATTACCCATTTTATAACTATCCAAATCATAGACTTCATTAGTTTTACTATTAACAGCACATTTACCTATACCATCAATTACATAAGTATATGCTTCTAATTTCTCTTTCTTTTTATTGGCATCAGTCATACTATCTCCCTCATCAGATTCTATAGATGGTAAATATGAGAATTGATTTGGATTGCTAGAACCAAATGTGAAACAATTTAATTGTTCTTTTCCATCTATTTTATTATGAATATTACAATCAACAGATGCTTCTTTAATATTATGTATTAATTCTTTATTTATATTTTCTTTTATTCTGGAAATTTCATATAATGCTTCATCACTAGTTAATGGAATTTTACTATCTAATTTGCTTACATCTTTTAAGCGCAACTCAATTGAACGCTCGTCCGATTTTTGTTCCTTAGAAAATTTCATTAAATATAAAAATACTTTAACTGTTTGCAATTCGGGGGCTAATCTATCATGACTACAAATACGTCTGGCACGACCGATTACCTGTTCTAAACGAACCGGATGCCAATATGGCTCAGTTATATGAACATATCTTACATTACTAAGAGAGATTCCTTCAGCTCCTGATGCTGTAATCATTATAACTTTAATTATTTCACCATATAAATTATCTTTATTTATTGCTTCCAATTGTCTTTTTAATGTTGTTGGAAGTGTATTCCAATTACTATTAAATATATTTCGTATTAATTCTTTTTCTTCCGCACTTTCAGTTCCAGTATATAAAACAAACATTGGTTTTCCTCTATCTTCTAATGGAATATCCAGTACCCATTCACCCTCCTTTTTGATTTTAAATTGCGCAAAATTATTTGCTTTTAATATTAAAGATAAAATTCCGATTCCTTCTATTGTTCTAAATTGACTGTATATTAAATGTAAACCTATATGTTCTTCATCTATTATATTATCTAATATATGTAAAAATTTAGGACTTAATCGTGGTAAACCCATGGGATTATCTGTTAAATATTCCTCTTTGTTTGCTTCTAATTTTCTTAATGCCAGTACAATTTGTTGATTATAATCGATTTGTATATCAGATTTTTCTAATTTTTCTAATTTTGTTTGTTTTTCAATGTCATCAATATCATATTTACCTTCACCATCTTTTATTTTTTCTTCTAATGATATTGCATCTAATAAATCTTCATCTGCAGATTTTTCTATAGCCAATTCTAAATTATTACTTTTATTAGGTAATGGTCGAATAATTTCTGGTTTTGGAAATACAAAATTACAAAATGCACGAGAGAAAATTCGATATGTTGATGTTGATTCTTCAAATACATTTTTACCAGTTGCCTTTTTTCGTTTTTTTGCATTTTGACTTTCTATTTTACGCTCTTGAACTCGCGCTTCTTCATATATTGCAAATTGAAAATCACTCATTTCAATATATATTGGATGAAAATCTAATTCTTTATCATATTTTGGCAATAAAGCATCTATATCTGGAAAGTATGATACTAAACCCAATATGCGTCGCTTGAATTGATTCATATTTTTTACATTACTATATATTCCTTTTCTTTCATCTTTTAACTTTTCTTCTTCTGTTTTTATAAATTTTGCCGAAAAATCTTCTAATGTATCAGGTAAACATTTGTATTCTACAATATTATCCATTATTGTTTCTTTATTAATTACTGTTATATTATCATCTTTTAATACACTAATAATAATATCTATAAATGTTGCATTATCTATATCACCAGATTCATTTCTTACTACACCATTATATATTTCTTCTGGTTTACTATATGATATAAATCCATATGGATTTCTTGTTAAAGTTAATATACTTTCTTTTACTTTATATTGTAAATAATCAAATATATTATTTGATTGCAATTTAGATTTAAATAATTGAATTAAATAATTTTCCGTTATTTTTGATTCATCTTCTCCATCAAATTTATTAGATACATCTAATATTAATGTAAATGTTTGAATATATCCTCTTAAAATATTCATCATAATCGCTATTTCATTTGGATAGTTAATTATTGGTGTTCCAGTTAACAAAACGATTTTTGCATTCTCTGCGCGCATTAAAAGATCATAAAATGTTATTGCTAAACCAGAACGATATTTTAATTTATTAACAATTCTACTTACAAAATTATGAGCTTCATCTATAATAACTACTTTATTTGAAAATGGATTATCTTCATTTTCACGTATTTTATTAAATTGAGCTTGTCTTATACCATTATAATTTATAAATTTATATTTATATTTTATCATTTCATTTAATTGTGTATCTAAGCTAGTTTGTTGTTCTGATGTTAATTCATTATAATTTGAATCATTATTAATATTTACAAACCATGCACCATTATTTTCTTCTATAAATTTAATTGATAAGGAAAGTATATATGATAATGCTTCCAATAATTCAGGATTTTCTTCAATATTTATAAATTCCCAATATTGATGCTTTTTATATAATTTATCACCACATTTTTTTAATTCCTCTATATAATTTACGCGTAATGATGCCGGTGTCATAATTACAATTTGCTTATTTGATTTTAATGATTCCGCTATTCCAATTGATGAACATGTTTTTCCAGAACCTAATCCATGATATAATAATAGACCTCTATATGGTGTTATAAGATTTATATAATCCCTTACTATATTTTGATGTGGCAGCCGCGAAAATTCATTAGAACCCGCATTTTTACATTTATAATTTTTTTCGGTTTCACTCATTTCTTTTTTATATTTATTAAATAAACTGTTTATAGTGCTAATAAACATTTTTCTATTATTAAGATAATAAGATGATCTAATTAATATTGATGGTTCAGGTTTAGGTAATCTTGGTATTAGTTCTTTAGCATTTGATAAAACTAATTTATTTGTTATAAATACTTCGGGTTTTTTAGTTGTTCTTCTATGGGGTTTTTCATCTGATTTAGATGGTTCTATTACTGTAAGTTTTTTTATATTTTTTTTAGGTTTTTGCATAACTTCATCATCATCTATTCTTATTGCAATTTCTACTAGTTGTTCCTTTTTTACTGGTTCTGATTTTTCTGTTAAATCCGGTCTTTTTGTTAAATCCGGTCTTTTTGTTAAATCTGGTCTTTTTGTTAAATCCGGTCTTTTTGTTAAATCCGGTCTTTTTGTTAAATCTGGTCTTTTTGTTAAATCTGGTCTTTCTGGAATAGCAGATTCAACATTCATATTTGGTTGTAGTTTTTTTAAAATACTTTTTCTATTAATTGCGGCAAATTGACGTTTATCCACTACCGGTATATTTAAAGGAACTTCTTGTTTTTCTTCGGGAAGTTTTTGTTTGTTTAATGCTATAATTTGTGGAATATGTTCTTTTGGTAATGGTTTTTCTTGCAATTTAGCTAAAATTTCTGATTCCATTAATATTATATATTAAATATATTAAAACTATATTTATATATAATATTAATAATAATGTTAAATTATAATAATTTATATTTTAGAATTAAAAATTTCAAATATATTGACCGTTATGGTGCATCATTTTTAGTAAAATATATTAAATGTCCTGATCATAAAAATAAACTACCAATTAAATTAAATTCTAATATAAAAAAAACTCCGGTTTTTAAAGAACATAGTTATATTAAATCTAGTAATCCATTTCTTTTATAAAACTTTATCTTTTTTTTTTTCTTGATTTTCTTTTAGAAGGTTCACCATCCTTCTGTTTATTAACTTCCACCGGGTCTGTTGCCACTGGTTCTGCCACTGGTTCGGATACTGATTCTGCCACTGGTTTAACTACCGGTTCTGCCACTGGTTCTGCCACTGGTTCAGCCACTGGTTCTGCCACTGGTTCAGCCACTGGTTTAACTACCGGTTCTGCCACTGGTTCTGCCACTGGTTCTGCCACTGGTTCTGCCACTGGTTCTGCCACTGGTTCGGCCACTGGTTCTGACACTGGTTCTGTCGATGTCGTCTGAATCAAAGCTTTCGCATTCGCGAGAGCGTCTTTTGCTTGAGTTTGTGCGGTAGCGTTGTCGGTTTGGGCTTGGACCAATTCCTCAGAGGGTTGTGATTCGACATCTGACGCTGACGAGGTAGCTGCTAATTGTTGTTTTGGTTCATTTACTTCCATCATTACATATATATATGGTTTTGACTGAAGCATTCTTACAAGATATAATCTATCTTTTTTATCAGAGGTGTCTCCTAGTGTTTCTATAATCCTGCTCTGCTCCATAGGATCTCTCTCATATGTTTTTTTAACATTATTAATGAATTCAGAAAACGACTTCTCATTCGGTATTTCATATATATCAATTTGCTTCGGGTTTCCATTAACAGGTCTTGCATTTTTCCACTCATTATTTACTGTATGTTCTACAAGAATACCTGTATTTGTATTATTTAATGAAGAATGTAATATATTTTCGTTGGACGTTTCAGTTGATGTCATAGTAATATATATAATATTATTATTATATATATTTTTATATAATTACTAAATATATTTATTTATCTTACTTTTCTTCGCGATTTTCCTTTTCTTCGCGATTTTCCTTTTCTTCGCGATTTTCCTTTTCTTCGCGATTTTCTACCTCCTCCAATCGCATTGATGTCAAGATCAGACATATAATTTGGGTTCATTAGTGCATCTGTTGTACCACTAACAGTTTGGGCTGCAGTTGATAATATATCACCAGCCGCATCAGCCGTACGAAGCACTGCGGTGTAGGGATTCGATCCAGCCCATTCATTTTTAGTAGCAACCTCATGATATTCATAACCTTCAGATTTATTATCATTCACACTTCTCATTACAAGAAATAATCTAGTTTTCCCACCGAATCCGAAATTGAGTAGATCACCGTCTTTCTCGCTCATTGATTTAAGAGTCGACCTGAACGTATCCATCGTCCGCCTAAACTTTTCTGATACATTTGATGGTTGGCCAGGCCCCGGTTGCCATGGAATGCGTATTAAATTGGTACCTTTCACATTGCCCTCTATGCAACCATTAACATTCTTATTACAACTCCCGGCTAAAAAAACATCTAATGGCATATACCAATCACTCCAGCTTGTTCCTTCTGCTAATGATACATACATGATTCCGGGCTTCAATGCGGCTTTAGATTGATTAAGTTTAGGTTCTGGTAAACCGCGATTTGTCCATTTACTCCCTCCTCCTTTCATCGTTTTGCGAACCATTATATATTATTATAATAAAAAAAAAGTTTATAAAGTTTAATCTAATATTCAATCTAAAGTATTTTTTGTCAAAACTTTCAATGTTTGTTCACAAGCAATTTGTTCTGCTTTTTTCTTTATTTTATGGATTCCTTTACCCATAAATACAAATAATTTATTATCTTTTTCTAAATGTTCATTAATTTTTGCAAATGATCCTAAATGAATAAAATTTATCGCATCATTTATTTTAACTTCATGAATTTCTTGCCCTAAACATAGATAAACACCCATTTCATATCCAATTTCCATATCATGAGTTATTTCTAAATATTCAGGGGTTATTTTAAACTCTTTTTGAATCAATACTTGCAACTTATTTTTATAATTATCATCTGTTTTAATTAATTGTACCCAATCAACATGTTTTTCAAAAATATTTTCAATAAATATTTGGGCCATTTGAAAACCCGGTCCTGTAACAAAGACATTATCAAACCATTTATTTTCATCTTTTATTGATAATTTATTAACATCCAAAAATAATGCCGCTAAAAATGCTTCAAATAAACATCCTAATTTTTTAAAATTAATTCTAGTATTTTTTTCTTCAGCATGTTTTGACATAATAAACCATTTATGTAATTTCATTTCATATGCTAACTTGCCGATATGTTCATTTTTTACTAATGCTATTTTTTTTTCAGTCATAAATCCTTCATCTGCTTTAGGAAATCGTCTGTATAAATAATATTTTGTTACCAATTCTAATACTCCATCTCCAACAAATTCTAATCTTTCGTTAGATTTAGTTTTTAATGGCAAACAATTATAGGGTTTCTCTGCAATAGTTATATCATTTGTGGTATTTTCAATATTAGGACGTTTTGTATATGATTTATGAATAAATGCACGTTGATATAAAACTATATTGTCAATTTCATAATTGACACCATAGTTTTTAAGAATAGTTTTTATATCATTTAATCCAATTTCAATATTTACTGGATTATATGGATTAAATATTAATTCTTCTCCTGATTTAATTATATTCACACTATCCATTATATTTATACAATAATTATTATTTATATAATTTCAATTTTATATATAATAATATATAAATGAATTTTAAGAATTATAATTTAACAAACTGTATATTATTTTTTATATTATTAATTCTAGTTATTAATTCTACATTTTTTTCCTGTAGTAAAATCTATCTTAATAACTTTTTAAAATTATTAAGTTGTTCTTCATGCAACTTAAATTTCGATTTTGGAATAACAAAAGATAAATGGTATAAAAATAATAATCTTTTATGACTTTAGCTAAATTATTTTTTTTGTGCACCTTTTTTAGCAGGAGCGACACATCCTCCATTTCGACATCTTCTTAATGCTGATTTTGTTGTATTTAAATTTGATGATGTATTTGATTTAAATGATAAATCAATATTATTATCTTTATCTGGTGTAGATGGCATCGATCCCCTCCCGATTGCCCTATTTTTTAGTTTTTGTATATGCTGATCTGCTGAATCTATATTAAATGGTTTGCCACCACGAACACATGATGAATTAATACGCCTACCTGTTATATACGAACATGATGGTTGTTTTATTTTATATAACTCTTCAAGTGTTTGATTACTTTCTTGCTTTGTATTAATATATTGACTTCTACCTATCACAAATGATGTTCCCCCATCTGCACCTTCAAATTTTGCTGGCAAACCATTTTTTACACGTGTTAATCCATTATTTATATTTTGCTTTAATGGAATACTTGCTGAATTTGGTTTTGAACGATAATAAATTGTTTGAACAGACATATATAATATAATATAAAAAAAAATATTATATTATTATTATTATTATTATTATTATTATTATTATTATTATTATTATTATTATTATTATTATTATTATTATTATTATTATCTAAATATATTATTATTTATAAATGAAACATTTATTACAATAACAAATATTTCTTTCACTAAATTGGGTTTCTACAACATCATCAATCCAATTATGATTGCAATTCTTCATTAAAATAATATTTATATTCGTTAAAAGTGTTTTCTTATGTTGTAAGAATTTTTTTCCTTGAGTAATCAAATCTAAATTATACAATTCAAAAATTTGGTCGATTTCATTATTATTAATAGATTTTTGTTTCACTTTAGAATATGCATTGTTTATAAAATGATAATCTTTTTCAATCTTAAATTTCAATTCGGACAATTGTTCAATATCCATAGTTTCATATAATTTCATCATATTTATTTGATTTCTTTTATCTTAAGTTCAAATTATAAATATTAATTTTCAATTTTTTATTTTTATAAAATAAAAAATTTTATTTTATAAAATAAAAATTATAATATTAAGAGAGACTTAATTATACATTCGTTTCCAATTATCATTTTTCTCATGTTGTTCTTTTTTTAGCAATTTTTCTACAATTTCAATTGAAACTGTAAATGGAAATTCTACCTGTAAGGATTTTTCTTCTTTAAATAAACTAGATTCTGGTTTCATTAAACGAAATAAATTCAGTTTTGTGTAAATAATTTCCAGACATCGTTTTAAATTACGAACACCATCTTCTTTATAAGTATAATTTTCTATAATATATTCTAATGTATCATCTAGAATTACTACATTATCGGTTTCAAATTTAATTTGTTTACATATTGTCGGAAGTAAATAATCATTTACAATAATTTTCTTTTCTTTTGAATTATACCCTTTTGTCGCAATTTTATACATTCTATCCAATAAAATTGGATTTACACGCGATTCATCATTATAACTAAATATAAATAATGCTTTACTTAGATCAAAATCTATTTCTGAAAAATATTTATCATGAAAATTTCCATTTTGGGTAGAATCAATTAAATGAGTAAGAATACCAATAATTTCTTCACCTTTTGGTGTATCACTTACCTTATCTAATTCATCAAAATATATAATCGGATTCGAGCATTTTGTTTGAATAAGAATATCAACAATTTTTCCCCAAGTACTTCCCTCATATGTATATCCATGTCCTTCTAATATACTGCTATCTGTCGCACCGCCTAATGCGATTAATGAAAATGGACGATTTAAAATTTTACTTATTCCTTCTTTAACAAGAGTTGTTTTTCCTGTACCCATTGGACCCTTTATTGCAATTGCTGAACCAATGGCATCCGGATTTACTATCCATTGTCCAATTAATTGCATTATCTGCATTTTAGCATCATGTAATCCATATACAGCAGAATCTAATGTGGCAATAGATGATTCCATATAAGTATTGCATTTCTCAATTCCATCATTAATACTAAAAGATAAATTATTAAATTTATTAAATGGTATACGCATAAATGTATCAATCCAATTTTTTAATTTAAAATATTCTCCAATACTAGGATCCATATTTTCCATCATACTTAGTTTTTTTAGTGCAGAAATCTTAAATACGTGAGGTATTTCTGATTCTAATAAATGAATTCTATATGGCTTTTCCACTGTTGATACTCCATTTATTTGTCTTAATTCATCTATTAACTTATCTTGATTCTTAAGATTTATTTCTTTTGTAAAATATTTCAAATCATTCATATTATCCTTTTCTTTTAGTAAATTTTTAAATTCTTGAACATTCTTATTTAATTTATTTTTATTTTCTAGGTCATCAATATTTGATTCCACTTTTTTCTTACTATTTTTTTTTTGATTTGCTATTTTTACCAATTCACTAACTATTCTATTTGATTTTTCTTTTGTCATTAATTTATTTGTTAATTTATTGAATTCACTATTATTCAATTCATCGTCATCATCATATTCATCGTCATCATCATCATCATCATATTCATCATCATCATCATCATCATCATCATCATATTCATCATCATCATCATCATCATCATCATATTCATCATCATCATATTCATCGTCATCATCATATTCATCGTCATCATCATATTCATCGTCATCATCATATTCATCGTCATCATCATATTCATCGTCATCATCATATTCGGAATCTTCGGATTTTTTTATAATTTTATTTGGAAATCTAATAATAATAGTCGACCGTTTTTTATAAGGTTTAAGCGATTTCTTAAATCGTTTAGTATCTTTTATCCGTTTATTCATATATCGGGATGGAAATAAATTAGATAACATTTTTCGATACTCATATATATTAAATAGGGTATCACTATCACTATCACTATTTGGTTCATCTTTTTCAATAATTTCAGAATACTCTCTGGTATTTCGCTTTTTATAACGAGTATTATAGCGATGAGACACTGGTGAACCAGAATCACTAATAGAAGATTCCATAATATAATATTATAATATAATTTTATATTATTATTTTTCAATTTTATATAAAAAAAATTGAAAAACAATCTAAATATTATTTCTATATTATAAGAAGAATATGTCAATAAATGATACTATGGAAAAAAATGCTGCAAAAATTATAGGTATTCAATTTAGTATATTATCACCGGATGAAATTAGGAAAGGATCTGTTGCTGAGATTACTAGTAGAGATACATATATTAATAATAAACCAATTATAGGTGGATTATTTGATCCAAGAATGGGTGTATTAGAGCCAGGATTGATCTGTCCAACAGATGGACTAGATTATATTAATACACCGGGTTATTTCGGTCATATAAATTTAGCCAGACCAGTATTTTATATTCAATATATTAATACAATAATTAAAATAGTCAGATGTATTTGTATTAAATGTAGCAAATTATTAATTAGCAAAGATAAATATAAAGAATTATATAATCTAAATGCAGATAATAGATGGAATCAAATATTTACTATTGCTAGTAAAATTAAACGTTGTGGCGAAACAACCGATAATGGTTGTGGTTGTAAACAACCAACAAAAATTAAAAAAGAAAATCTAGCTACATTAATTGCTGAATGGGATAGTGTTGAGGGACTATCTACAGAAGAAAGCAAAATATCTTTAAAATTAACTCCTGAAAAAATTATTAAATTATTTAGACGAATATCAGATGATGATATGACATTTATGGGTTTTAGTCCTAAATGGTCTAGACCCGAATGGATGGTATGTCAAGTTTTAGCAGTACCACCACCGGCAGTTAGACCATCTATTAAACATGATTCGCAACAAAGAAGCGAGGATGATATAACACATATTATTGTAAATATTATTAAATCAAATAAAACTCTACTTGATAAAATATCACAAGATGCACAAGGAAGTGTTATAGATGATTGGACTACCGTATTGCAATATTATATTGCAACATTAGTTGATAATAAGATTCCTGGTGTGGCTGCTGTTGCTCAACGTTCTGGAAGACCATTAAAATCAATTAAAGAACGTTTAAATGGTAAAACTGGTAGAGTTCGAGGAAATTTAATGGGAAAACGAGTAGATTATAGCGCTCGGTCAGTTATTACCCCTGACCCCCAATTATCAATTCGAGAATTAGGAGTACCATTAAAAATTGCTAAAAATCTTACAAAACCGGTTCTTGTTAATAATAAAAATATTAAATATTTATTAAAATTAGTAAGAAATGGACCGGATATTTATCCTGGTGCAAAAATTTTAGAAAAAAAAAATGGTGAAAATATTTCATTAAGATATATTGATAAAGAATCTATTAAATTACAAATTGGTGATAAAGTACATCGTCATATGTTAAATGGTGATTTTATATTATTTAATCGACAACCAACTCTACATAAAATGTCTATGATGGCACATATTACAAAAATTATGCCACAAGGTGATACATTTCGTATGAATGTTGGTGATACTAAACCATATAATGCTGATTTTGATGGTGATGAAATGAATTTACATCTTCCACAAGATTCAGAATCAGAAACAGAATTAGCGATGTTAGCATCGATACCAAATCAAATTATTAGTCCTGCAAATAATAAATCTATTATTGGCATTTTTCAAGATTCATTATTAGGTTCATATCTATTTACCGATAAAAAAAAACAATTTGATACACGGTTTGCTATGAATTTAATGATTGGAATTAATAAACTAGATATTAATAAATTTCCTAAAAATATGAAAGAAATTTCTAATTTTGATATTTTATCACAAATACTACCACCAATTTCCTTAGATTATAAAACTAAAAAATTTCAAGATTCAGAATCTTATTCTACATCAAATAACGTTATAAATATTAATAATGGATATTATATAAGAGGACATATTGAAAAAGGTGTTTTAGGTGATGGTTCAAAGGGTTTAATACAGAGAATTTATAATGATTATGGACCACTTTCATCTGCTAATTTTATCGATAATCTTCAAAATATTGTAACTGAATATATGAAATATAACTCATATAGTGTCGGTATTAGCGATCTTATTGCTGATGATAAAACTGATAGTGCTATTGCTGATATTATTTCCGAAAAAAAGAAAAGCGTACATAATTTAATAGATGAAACACATTTAGGAATTTTTGAAAATAAAACTGGTAAATCTAATGAACAAGAATTTGAAACAAAAGTTAATAATATACTAAATCAAGCATCGTTAGAAGCTGGTAAAATTGGCAGGTCAAATTTAGATAAAAATAATCGATTTGTTATTATGGTGAATGCCGGTTCAAAAGGTAGTGATCTTAATATTGCTCAAATGATATCATGTCTTGGACAACAAAATGTTGATGGAAAAAGAATCCCATATGGTTTTGATGATCGCACACTTCCACATTATAATAAATATGATGATTCACCATCTGCTCGTGGATTTATTGAAAATTCATTTATTGGAGGATTAACTCCTACAGAATTATTCTTCCATGCAATGGGTGGAAGAGTTGGTCTTATTGATACTGCTGTTAAAACAAGTCAAACTGGGTATATTTCTAGACGATTAATTAAATCATTAGAAGATCTAATGGTGCATTATGATATGACAGTACGAAATAATAAAAATAAGATTATTCAATTTTCATATGGTGATGATAATTTTGATCCAATAAAAGTAGAATTTCAAATGATTCCATTAGTACAAATGTCATTAGAAGATATATATAATCATTTTCAAATTTCTTATAATACAAAAGATAAGGTAATCCTGGAAATTTTTACAAATGATATTCAGAAACAATATAGAAGCCAAAAAGCTTTATTAAATCAAAAAATTAAATCATATATTGATTATATGCTTATTGAAAAAAATAGAATAGTTAAAAATGTATTTAAAAATATTTATAATAAACAAGTTCATTTACCGGTTGCTTTTACATATATTATTAATAATATAGTAGGACAATTTAATCTAAATATTAATTCACAGGTTGATATATCTCCTCTTGAAGCATATCAAATGATAGAAGATACATATAAAATATTGGAAACATCGGCATTTATTAAACCAAATGATTTATTCAAAGTATTATATTATTTCTATCTTTCACCGAAACAATTATTAGTTATAAAACGATTTAATAAAAATGCCTTAACTTATTTACTTGATACAATAGTTAAGAAATATAAACAATCAATTGTTAATCCTGGAGAAATGGTTGGAATTATTGCTGCTCAATCGATTGGCGAACCAACTACCCAGATGACACTTAATACATTTCATTTTGCTGGTGTTGCGTCGAAATCGAATGTAACTCGTGGTGTTCCAAGAATCGAAGAAATTTTGGCATTATCTGAAAATCCTAAAAATCCTTCTTGTACAATCTATTTACCAAAAGAATTAGAACATAATCAAGAGGAAGCACAAAAACTTATTAATCATATTGAACATACTAAATTACGTGATATTGTTCAAACTATCGAAATTTGTTTTGATCCGGATGATTTTAATACATTAATTGAAGTTGATAAACCTATAATTGATCAATATAAAGAATTTAGTGAGTTATTAGATGATTGTATTGATAATAAAGTTGCGGATAATAAGCAAAAATCAAAATGGATTATTCGCATGGAAATGAATAAAATCGAAATGTTAGATAAAAATATTACAATGGAAGATGTACATTTTGCTTTAAAATATACTTATCAAAATGATGTATTATGTATATATTCAGACTATAATTCTGACAGTTTAATTTTCAGAATTAGGTTAAATAATATTTTAAAAAATAAAAAGAAAAATCAACAAACATATACACTAGATCAATCTGATGAGATATATATACTTAAAAATTTTCAGGATGAATTACTTGACAATTTAATTTTACGAGGAATAAAAAATATTTCGAATATACTATTAAGAAAAATTACTGATTCATTGGAAGAAACTGATGGTAATTTTAATAAAAAAGAAATATGGGTATTAGATACGGTTGGTAGTAATTTGTTAAAAATCTTATCATTAGATAATATTGATGTTAATAATACTGTATCAAATAATATTCAAGAAATATATAGAGTATTAGGAATCGAAGCTGCAAGACAATCTATATATAATGAATTAGTTGAAGTAATTGAATTTGATAGTACATATATCAATTATCATCATCTGAGTATTTTATGTGATAGAATGACCTGTAATTCTACTATGACATCAGTATTTAGACATGGTATAAATAATGATAATATTGGTCCTATTGCAAAAGCATCATTTGAAGAAACTCCCGAACAATTTTTGAAAGCAGCACGACATGCTGAGTTAGATAATATGCGAGGAGTATCCGCAAATATTATGTGTGGTCAAGATGGATATTTCGGAACAAGTAGTTTTAATGTATTGTTAAATATTAATGAAGTAATTAAACATCAAGAAAGTGAAAAGTTTGATATTAAAAATAAACAAAAGTTAATTGAAAACGAATTTGGTGATATAGTAGATCCAAATGACCCATGTGGAATTAATAATATATCAATACCAACAAATATTAATACTATTACACAAGTTGATTTAGGTGAAGATGACGATTATGATCCATTTGAATAATTGTAATATATAAATAATGAATTATTTTGATATATTTTTTATATTAATATAAAATATGTCTATATTCGCAGAAATTTTATGTAAACAATTTCCAAATATACAATCTCCATCTGTAAATAATTATTTTATTAATCAATTAAATATTTCTTATCAACATAATAAATTATATTATAATGCAATTAAATTAATATATAATATTTATTTTTTACCATACAAAAATATATTGAAAAATAAATTTTATATATTTAATATTATTATTTTAAAAAATAAGAATATATTTAATTTTGAAAAAGAATTTTTTTTATTAGAATTTTATAAAGCACAAAAAACCTATTCTGCATTTCGAAAATTAGCTATTATATATAAATTTAAATATTATAAAAAATTTGAGATAGACATGGATTTATGTTTTACAAAATTCTCTGATTTGAATACATCCATATTAATAACTTTATTAGAAAATAATATTATATATAAATTTAGATTGTCTGATTTAATAAATATTATAAATAAATCACTCATAAATTCTCCTGATTTTTTTGCCAGTCCACATGAAATTCGTAATCCATATACAAATTTACCTTTCTCTTTATCAAATTTATATAATATATATTTTAAACTTAAAAAATCTAATCTTATTATGCCAATATTGTTTGATTTATATTTTAGATCTAATTTTAATCTAGATAAATTTAAAAATGAAAATGAATGTTTTATTCGAGATAAATATATAGATTATTTTATTAAAAGTGGTTCTATCAACGAACATTATGAATATATAATGAAAATGTTTTATGTTTATCATAATTTTATTTATTTTACCATTCATCCTTTATTTCCAAAAAAATCAATTGCAAAAGTATTTAAATCCTATTTGAAATCATTTTTATTACGTGAATATTCTCTTAATCCTAACATTAGAGATAAATATCATATACATTTAGAATATAAACTTGCTTTATTCTCTCAATTAAATCCAGATTTTGGTAAAAAAATATGGATTAAAAAACGTAGAAATAATCAACTCAAATTATATTATTATTTTAATGATAATGTAAATGAAACATCTAATTATACTAGCATAAATACTAATATACCATCTTTTTTAATTCGATCAGAATCATATAATGACAATAATGAAAATAATGACAATAATGAAAATAATGACAATAATGAAAATAATGACAATAATGAAAATAATGACAATAATGAAAATAATGACAATAATGACAATAATGACAATAATGACAATAATGACAATAATGATAATAATGATAATAATGATAATAATGATAATAATGATAATAATGATAATATTGATAATAATGTTAATATTGATAATAATGTTAATATTGATAATGATGACAATAATTTAGTAGATGAATATAATAACTATAATTATAACGACAACAGTTCTAATACCGATACTGAAAGTGATCATGAATATTTCGAAAATAATTATACCGAAAATACATATATTGAAAATGATAATTACAATTATAATAATAATTCTATTTAATTTTCTTACTATAACCAGGCTAGTAATTTACTTTATTTTCTTTTTATTTCTTTTATTTTTAAAAAAAATTGATTTAAAGATAAAGCATATTATTAAACTATCAATAGCGCAATGGCACAGACAAACACACAAAAGATGATTATTAATGGTACTGATTTTAATGTCGAGAAGGATTATATTTATACAAAACCAAAAGCCAATGCTTCTGGTGGAAAAAGTATTGGTATTATTAATAAAGAGTCTATGAAAGGACTATATATTAGCACACCCCTAATGCTTACCTGGGGCGTTAATGAATATACTGATGATAAATCTGGTCGTAAAACATATGATATGTCATTGCAATTTCCAAAAGAAGAATATACTACGCCTCCAGTTCAAAAATTTCTTCAAAATATGATTGCTTTTGAAAATAAAGTCAAAGGTGATGCTATTACAAATTGTAAAGATTGGATGAACAAAGCAAAAATGTCATCTGAAGTAATTGATGCTTTGTGGACTCCAATGGTTAAATATCCAAAAGATCCAAATAGTGGAGAACCAGATTATTCGCGTGCTCCCACTTTGAGAATTAAATTTCCATTGTGGGATGATAAATGGAATTGTGAACTCTATGATATGGAACAGAAACAAATCTTCCCTAATGATCATGGACTATTTCCAACTGATTTAATCGCAAAAGGTACTAATGTTGCTACTGTTATTCAATGTGGTGGTCTATGGTTTGCGAATGGTAAATTTGGTATGACATGGCGACTTGTTCAAGCCGTCGTTAAACCAAAAGAATCTCTTCAGGGGAAATGCTTCATTAGTCTTTCAACTAATGAAAAAGAAGTTATGAACAAGTCATCTGTTGGTGCCGATAGCGATGATGAAACAAATAATGAAGTTGATTCAGTTCAAGTAGTTGATTCGAGTGATGATGAAATGGAAGCGGCTCCGGTCACTCCACAGAAAGAAGTTCAGGCGGAAATTGAAGCGGCTGCTCCTCCACCTGCCCCTAAGAAAAAAGTTGTCCGTAAGAAAAAGACAGTTGATGAATAGATAGATAGATAAGATAGATAGATAGATATATATAATATAAATTATATACATTTTTTTTTGAAATGTATATAAATATTCGCTTTATAATATTGATAAATTTTTATTTAAGATCAGTAAAATATATATCAACATATATATTTCCTCTATTTTCTATATTATATATATTTTTTGTATCAATGTATGATATACCTTCACTTATAAAACTATATCTTTGATAATATATTATGTATAATTTATTTATTGGTATTTCATATTTTTTCTCTCCAATATTAATTATTATACTATCATTTTTTAAAATACTTTTTACTTCGGTTGATAAACTTACATATAAATTATTATAAGGGTCCAATGTTATATAATCGGGCAATTCGGGCTCACAATTAATAATTAATAAATTATTTGATAATTCATATATTAATTCATGATGCCACATTGGAATATAATATATATCAGAATTATATGTTAATTTATATATATCATTATTTATTAAATTATCTAATGTTGGATTTATTATCTCTATTATATCATCTTTAATATGTTCTTTAATTATAAAATTAAATTTATTTAATGTATCTTTATTTATATGTAATATATCAGAATATTCAGTTATAAATTTATTAAATCTTAATAATGTACTCTTTGAAAAATGATTTAATAATTCTATAGTTAATTCTGAATATTTATTATTTATTATTGATATTAATTCTTGAATATTTGTATCTTTGTTTAATAATCCATCTAAAAATTTATCTAATATATTTATATAACTTTTTTCATCACTTGTATTCAAATTATTATTTTTATTATTTTTATTATTTCTATTATAATTATTTAAATAATTATAAGCTTCCAATATTTCACGAAATCTATCATTTGCATCCGAATCTTTATTTTTATCTGGATGATATAATAAAGCTTTCATATAATATTTTTGTTTTAAATCTTTTTCTGTAAAAATTTTTGATAAATCTAATATATTACATGCGTCATTATAATTCATTTACTGATGCTGTTATATATAATATATATCTCTCTAAATGATAGATTGGTCTATAATTATTATTATATAACTTGAAAAAATTATATGTTTCTATTAAAATATTATTTAGTTTTTTTTTGTCTATTTTCTCTTTCTCTATTAATGATTTTAATATATACAAAATACAATTATATATATTATGATTATAAATACAAATCTCATATAACTTTTCACGCAAATTAATAAATTTTATTGTATCAATATTTAAAATATTTTCAATAATATTATCACATATAGATTTATATTGTTCAAATATACCCAAAATATCTTTTTTATTCTTTTTATCTTTTATATCTTTTATATTTAATATTAATGATATATCATCATTAATTGTAAAATTAGTTTTAAAACATTTATTATAACTTGTACGTACTGGTCTTTTTAACTTTATATGTTTACAATAATTTATAATATTATCTGGAATAAAACTTATATGTTCTGTTATTAAAATGAACTTTATTTGAATATCTGTATTATATAATATTTGCATATAACTATAAAAATTTTCTAATAATTCATTATGTATTTCATGAAAATATTTACATAATATTATTCCATTTTTTTCATTTTTTAAAGATATTATATCTATTATTTTATTATAAATTTCATACCATAATAATTTCGCATTACAACCTAAATTTGACATATCAATCTCATAATGTATATCACTTATCTTAATATAATAAACATTTTTGTTAAATGTTAATTCTATCTTTTTTTCATATTTTAATTTTGAAGCACTAAAATTTTTTATTAACATAAGCGATTGACTATATTTACCTATACCAGGTGGTCCATATAATATTATATTATCTAATTTTGAAAAATCATTTTCAATATATTCAGTTTTAATTAATGGATTATTTATGCAAGAATTTATATATTCACTAAAATGTGTCTCATTATATTTCATTATATTATAATATAAATCTTATTTTTATATAGAACTTAAATATATATTATCTTTACATATAGTTATATGAATGAATATTATATTAAATATTAATTCCATATCAAGTAATAACATATATTTTTATGATTCTGTAAAAAATACTATTATAAATAATAGCAATTTTATTAAAATTACTTATTCTAATAATTATTTTATATTAAATGGAATATATATTAAAATTACCATACACAAAAATTCTAAAAATGACACTATCTTAGATAAAATAAATAATTTAGAAACTCTAATTTTATCGTTATATAATAATAATAAAATATATAATTATAAAATTATTGATCAAATCAATTATTTAATCACAAAACTAAATAATTCTAATAAAGATATCATTAATTATATACTAAAAATATCGGGAATATGGGAAACTGATTCTAATATTGGACTTACATATAAATTTATATTAATATAAATATATATTTAATATATTTATACATAACATAATGTCTGAAATTTCTAATACATCTAATACTTCTAATACATCTAATACATCTAATACATCTAATACAGACTATATTTCTCAATATTTAAATAAAAATTCGGATGATTTAAATACTTGTGAAAATTTATATATTGAATGTACTGAAAAATATAATTCTAATTTAAATGATTCCTGCAATTGTTTAATATTATATAGTCGATGTAGAAAATATTTAAAAGTTTAATCATAATATAATTAGTATTAATTATTATGATTGAATTAACCGATTATAATACTTGTCTAATATGTTTACAAAATATTAGTAAAAATGAAAAAATATTACCTTGTTGTAATACATATTATCATAGAAAATGTATAAAAAAATGGATTCGCAGAAAAAAATCTTGCCCTCATTGCAGAAATATTATTAATAATCTTAATGATGAACTTGATGAACATGAACAACATAATGATGATGAACATGACCAACATAATGATAATGATGATGTATCAATCAATATTATTGACCATCCCATTGAAAATACAAATAATGAAATATCAGATGTTAATTATGTTATTCTTGGTTATAATATATGTCTTGCCATATTATTTATTTTTATTGAAATTGTTGTTATATCATCTGCTGTTATATTATTTGTATTATATTTATTTCATAATTAAATATTCATTTTATATGTTTCATTTATCCAATCTTTAATTGTATTAATATCACATTTTTTATAATCATCCTTAAATCCATTTAATTTTAAAAATTTTGGTTTTACCATTTTTTTAGTCTTATAAAATATATAATCTCCATATTTTCCTTTTCTAATACTTGAATCTTCTGTAATTTCTCTAACTAAATTTGTATTTATTGAGTTTTCAATTAACTCTATAATATCTTTCAAAACTATATCTCTTTCTTTAATTTTTATTTCATTAATTGATTTTTTATTATCACCCCAAACAACATATAATCCAAATTGTCCGCTTTTTAAAAATAAATCTTCTTTTTTATATACTCCTAATTTTTTATTTAAATTTGTATCTTCTACTATGTCTTCCAATAAATAATCTCCATTTCGTAATTTATCCAAATCTATATTTTTTTTTACTGCTTTAAATTTTACTACATTTTCTTCTGATAGATTTTTTTGCGTATATTTAATAACCGGACCATGTTTACCTATCATATAAATATGTTCATCATCTATTACTATATCTTCTTTATTATCACGACCTTCATTGACTAATGTTTTATTAATTTCCATTAAACAATCTTCGCATAATTCATAATATTTTTTTTCGCCTTTTGCTATTATATCTAATATATCTTCCATATTTTTTGTATATTCATATTCAAATAATGTATCATATGTTTTTAGGAGAAATTCTAATACTATAATACCAATTGGTTGTATAACTAATTTATTTTTTTCATTTCCAAACTCTCTTTTTGTTTCTATTTCTAATATTTCATCATTTTCTAATTCAAAATCGGTACAGATAAGCGTTTTACCTTTAATATGCTCCTTCTTAATATATTCCTTCTCTTGAATTTTTTCTACAAGAGATGAGAATGTTGATGGACGCCCAATTCCTTTTTGTTCCAATAATTGTACTAATTTTGCTTCTGTATAGTGAGTCTTTAAATCTTTGATTGTTAATTTACATACCATTTTTTTATATTTAACTACTCCTTTCTTTATTGTTTGTAAATAACTATAAATTGGATTTATTTCTTCATATCCATTTACATATTTCCATCCTGGAAATACTATTTGTTCTGTTAAATATTTATATTCATATTTTTTCGGCGCAGAAATCTTTGCCGAAAAAATATTATATAATGCATCCGACATACAACTTTCTACTGTATTTCTCCATATCATTCTATATAATTTTAATTCTTTTCCATTAAAATCTGTATTTTCTTTAGGAAGATTATCTATCTTAATATTTGTTGGACGAATTGCCTCATGTGCTTCTTGCGGAGAAGGAATATTTTCATCTACTTTTTTTTTTGATTTACTTTTTTTCTTACTTTTGTTATCATCATCTTTCTCTTCTGAATTATCACTATTTTTACGCAATAATTTATTTGGATCATTTTCCTTATTTCCATATTTATTTATTATATACTCATTCGCTTTTTCCATAAATTCTTTACTATAAACTTTACTATCTGTTCTCATATATGTAATATATCCTCCTTCATATAATTTTTGGCATATTTGCATTGTCTCTTTTGGTGAAATATGCAATTCATTATTCGCACTTTGCTGAATCCCACTTGTTGTAAATGGTTGTGGTGCTTTTCTAATAGATTCTTTTGGTTTCTCACAACTTAAAATATGTTCATGTTCTGTTGTTTCTTCTAAAAATTCTATCATTTCATCTTCATTGTTATACAAATTATTAAGTATAAAAGGTAGATTTTTATCTGTAAAATATCCTGTTGTATTATATACCTTTTTTCCTGGTGAATTATCTATATCTTTTTGATTATCATATATTAAACGAATCGCTGGCGTTTGGCACCTTCCTGCTGATAATCCTTTTTTTGTTCGAGAAATATTTTGCCATAATACAGGTGATATCTTAAATCCTACTAATAAATCTAATATTTGTCTACCTTGTTGTGCATTTACTAAATTCATATTTAATCGTGTTGGTGTTTTTACTGCTGCTTTTAGCGCAGATTCTGTTACTTCATGAAATATAATTCTTTTCGTATGTTCAACCGATAAATTAAATAATTCGCAAATATGCCACGCGATTCCCTCACCTTCTCGGTCATCGTCTGTAGCTAAAATTACTTCTTTCGCATTTGTTATCATATTTTTAATTCTAGTTATTTGTTGTGTTTTTTTTTCTATTGGATTAAATTTTGGTTTAAAATTATTTTTAATATCTATATCTTTGAGAGAAGTCAGTTCTTGCAAATGCCCATAACTTGCTATACATTTATATCCTTGACCTAGATATTTTTCGATTTTATCACATTTTGCAGGTGATTCTACTATTAATAAGCTATATGCCATAACGAGATGATATCCATTAAACCACAACATTTATTTTATTTCAATTTTATCAATTGGAAATCTCCTCAAATAAAAAAATATATATATTTAATATATATTTAATATATATTTAATATATCTTTAAAGTTTTTAACTATAATATAAATCACGCAATTTAACCATAATTTCTCCTGCAATATTTTGTCCATCAAATTCTGGAACTCTCGAACCCCAATAATTATCATCTTCTGTTTTATATACTATAATTCCAGTTGTTGACATCAAAACTTTTTTAGCTTCTTTATTCTGGTCAAACTTCTCTGAAATTAATACTAACATTTCAATATATATATTTTTCTCGTCTTGTTTCGATAAATCTACTGTATCGTAATATGCTTCCATTACCGTAGAATATACTTTCGCATTTTTAGAAACCAAAAATGGTGTTTTTGAATCTAAACTTAATATTTCATGTTCTTCGTCTGATACATAAATTGTAAATGTATCAGCATTTAGTTTTTCACAAAAAATATTAAATTCTTCTATTTCACTACATGAAGCAGCATCTTCACCCGTTTGTTTTTGAATAAGTAATGGCATATTGTTTGCTTTTTATAAAATATTATATTTATAAAAAGCCATTTCAATTTAATTATATATTTTCTTTTTTTTTATATTCATGCCAACTTATTTCTCTCGATGGTAGTGCTTTTTTTTCTGTTTTCTTATTTTTTTTATTTCGTTGTTCTTCAATTGCATCTAATTTTTCGGATTTTTTTAAAGCACTATCTACATATAACTCTTTTAATAATTTTCCAACTAAAAATGACCCTTCATGCTGATCAATTTCACTATTTTCTATTTTTTTTAACACTACAAGAAATTTATATAATATTTCCAAGTCTATTTCATCTTTTTTCACTTTATTATATATATCAGTATAATTATTATATAAAAAATCACATTTTGATAAACACATCTGATTAAATTCATTTGGGTTCGATTTTGCTAATCTACTATATTTACTTTTTAATAAAATCATCGTTCTAACTTGTTCTTTTATTTTATCACTATGTTTATTCCCTCGTATAATTGGTGTTTGATCTTCTACATCATTGGCATTTATCATTCTTTGTAAATTTAAACGATCCTCATTACTTAATACCGAATTCATTATTTATATTTATAAATAATATATTTTATTTAATATAATATTTATATAATTACATTTAATTAAATATCATTTTGAAAACTGGTCGTCTGCGTCTGCGTGGTCTTGGAAGTTGTGATTGTAATTCTGGTTGTGGTTGTGATAATGTGTTAAATACTTCAAACCATTTAATTTCTTTAGATTCTGAGTTTTCTTCTGGCTCTGGCTCTGGTTCTGGTTCTGGCTCCGGCACTGGTTCTGGCTCCGGCACTGGCTCTGGTTCCGGTTCTGGTTCTGGCTCTGGTTCTGGTTCTGGCTCTGGCTCTGGTTCTGGCTC